CCTTAATCAAAGGAAAGCAGCAACGGCGTATGACGCAGATCTGGTCACATTGGATCTCTCCAATGCGTCAGATACTGTATCAGTGCCATTAGTTTGGTATCTCCTTTCGGATGTACCGTTACTAAGGCGACAACTGATGTCAACTCGAAGCGAATTTATGCATTACTCAGCTGTGAAGCCGAGCGATGATAAGTATGTTCGCCTCGTTGCATTTGCTCCTATGGGTTCAGCTACTTGCTTCCCAGTGGAGACACTAGTATTTTGGGCCATAACTATGGCCTCGTTGATGCTAGTACGACCGAGATACGAACGTAGACCTCGTTTACGCTCTATTGAGCATGAATTTGGTCCGTGTTCATCAACCTTGAGTGAGTTATCATCGGAGATATGTGTCTTTGGGGACGATATTATCGCCCCTAGGGACTGTCTCTCCACCTTAATTTCCACTCTTACCTCTGTTGGTTGTCAAGTAAACGCGTCAAAGACGTGCTACGAGACGCCCTTCAGGGAGTCTTGTGGAAGTGAATGGTTTAAGAACATTGATGTCACGATAATACGTAACAAAGGATATTCTTATGATGATAGCAAATGTATCGGAGATTACCCAGTCCTGCTTAGCTTACAAAGGAAATTCTTCCTACGTGGCCTATACAGTACTGCTGAACTTCTGCGCCAATGGGCTAGAGAAATCTACCCCGTTGTCACAGTATCCATCGATCTCTTTCGCTCAAGTGACTCGGGAAAACGTTCGACTGCAAGATCTGCTGTCGGGTGCGGTCCAGAGAAACTTATTGAGAAAGGTCGCAACTTGGGACGATCTGTTAGATTATCAGTGGATGCGTCATGCTTTCAGGCAGACGCCGAAACCGATTTCTTTGATCGGAACCGAATTACGATTGATAGTTACGTTGCGGCGGTCGGGTGGTACAATGAATGTGAAAATTCATTGCCCGTCCGATTCCACAAAGACTATCAGAGAATGGAGTTCAGATGTCCTAGAGAGTTTCAAGTCTCTAAGACATGGTCGACAGACGGTTATCCGCGCCTAATAGCTCGAATATCCTCTGACAAGACTGAACGGATTGCCTTCCGTGACCGCAAGGTCAAGATGGCATGGTCATTCTTACCGTTTTATCAACCTCTTTCAAGGGTTCTAAAATAGTTTGAATGTGGGTGGACTGGTTCTACAGCTACCGCTCTTTTGCT